CGACGCAATTGCCGGAGAGGTCAACTCCGATAACAACCTGGTGATACCAACACCTTAATTGGCAGAGCGGGTCCGAACAGTGACCGTGGCCTTGTGTGACAGCAGCCTATAACTGTATGCTCGAATGGACCTTACCATAATAAAGGGCTGGAAGCAATCCACTTTGAAACCCATGAACAACACAATATTTCAGATCGCATCGACTACGGGCGTCACTACCGACTCACTGGTGGCGCTCAGAACAGCCTATGCATTGCCAGCATCCCATGATCCTTCCACTTATTACGAGTGGGATATCAGACAATGCTGGAACCGATTTGAAATTCTCACCTCTTATGGGTTTCCAGATTTCTTGGCGAATGTACTGGGAGGGGTCATGCAATTTTGGTGCATGTTCTTCCTAAACTTCGTCATTACAGGGGAGCGCCGAGCCCTGGCGCATCTGGGCGTGCTCCCCACCATCCCTGCCAGTGAGATTGAAAGCACTGTTGATGCCACATACCGTGACTATCAACAGAAAGCTTTCCTCGCTCGCAAGGATGGCTGGCCCGGTTCCGGATCTCAGTTCTTCCATAACATGGATGATACTTCGGATTCGAGTAGACTGGTGCCAATCCTCGGCCATGATTCAACGTGGGCCGTTGTTGGGCTCATCTTTCTCTACGCCATCTTGAAATTGTATTGGTGCCGGCTCCCAGCCCGCACGGCATACGAAGAGATGCAGGATGGGATTGATGAAATTATTGCTCGGCATGGGGACGATTTAAGTGAAATCGCCGCCCGCGCAAGTTTGTTTACCAAAGGACAGAGGACTGTCTATAGGAAAACACGCTTGCCCGGGGAAGCCCCCCTCCCTCCCAATCCGCCAGATTGGATGATAGAGGAAGAATTCCGCAAATTTGAAGGGACTGTAGATGATCGAAACAATCTCTTCACAGCAGACGGAATGGCACCCCCCGGTACATATGTGGCCGGGGGGCCATTGTATATCGATGGCGTTGGAATAAGCAGACGATCAATCGGTAAGCTCCCAATGGAGATTATCGAGGAGATTTACTCCGAGATCGGGTCTGTGGCTGATGACGCTGCACACAAGCTAATCGTGCAGCGAAACGCCTCCAACATACTGAGCAAGAATAACTCTCTTAGACACTCAGACCGCGCGTATATAATGGAGCTAGTAATAAGATGTTACTGGCTGTATAACCCACGTGAGGCACTCCGGAGCAGCCCTGCACTACTCTACCAAGAAAAGGTAGCTAGGTGCAGGAGGGCTGCCATAGAGGAGATCTCCCATATCACAGGAATGGGATTGCCTCCGCGGGAGCACATTAAATAGCGGGGCCCGCAGTCGTCAGATAGTCTCCACACTGCCACGAGCATACCTGTCTCACAATTGAGACAGGCAGCTCAAGCTGATGGAGGTGACGTTACTATCACCGAACGACTGGGACGGGCTCCATCCAAACCTACTATTTACTTCGCTGCGACGGAGACCGGTAGGTATTTTGGACATGCTAACACCCTCAGCAATGGGGTAAGAGGTATCGCTGAACGCGTATTCTTTGTGAAAGGATCAGATGGTGGCTTTGTCAGGCCGCCTCGCCCACAAAGAGGTGCTTACGAAAGTGAGCTAACGGCATTCACGGCCGCTTATACACGATGCGGGTTTTTCGCTAAAACAATCTCAGCCACAGAATTTGTGGAGGGATATGTTGGCCGAAAACGCACATTGTATGAAGCGGCTCGACAGTCGTTGTTAATTAATCCACTCACCCGGGGTGATTCCACCGTCAAAATGTTTGTCAAACGAGAGAAGACACGCAAGGTGGAAGGTGCCCCCAGGATAATTAGCCCACGCAACCCACGATATGGACTCTCCCTAGGGTGTTTCATGAGGCCGGTAGAGAAGATTACCGTGAAAAGAATTGACTCGGTGTTTGGGAGTCCCACTATTATGAAGGGCTATAATGCAAAGACGCAGGGACGCATTTTTGCCCGGAAGTGGCACAGGTTTCGCAGACCTTGTGTCATAGGCTTAGACGCCTCACGGTTTGATCAACATGTGAGCGTTGAGGCCCTTAAGTGGGAGCACCGAATGGAGGTGGCCACCCTACATCCGAAGGATGATCGACAATTATTTGCAAAGCTGCTTAGTCACCAGCTGCGCAATACATGCGTCGGTTATTTCCCGGATGGAAAGGTGCGATATACAACTCGTGGCACACGGATGAGTGGAGATATGAACACATCCATTGGCAACTGCCTCATCATGTGTGGGCTAATCTATGAATATCTTAGTTCTAAAGATCTGCTCAAGCATGTGGAAGTTGCCAATAATGGAGATGACTCAGTACTCATCACCGAGGAGAAATATGAAACCCTGATCACTACCGGATTAGAAGAGTTTTTCCTCCGCTACGGGTTCACAATGAAGGTAGAGCCTACCGAATATATCCTAGAGAAGCTGGTCTTTTGCCAGACCCAGCCCATAAATTTGGGCACCTCCTGGATTATGGCTCGCCAACCCGAAGTTGCGCTATGCAAAGATCTCACGACGTTTAAACCTGTGCCGAACAGGGAAGCGTTTGATAAACTTCGGGGCGCAATTGGAGATTGCGGTGCTGCACTTAGTTCTGGAGTCCCCATCATGCAATCATTCTATCAATACCTTAAGCGCAATGCTGGTATGAAGAGGATGAAAGATGATGGGGAAGTCTCCGGGATGAAATTCTTGGCTGAAGGTCTACATGAATCGATCGTAGACATAAGCCCTGAAGCGCGTGCATCATTTTATTTTGCCTTCAATATCCTTCCCGAGCTCCAGATCGAAATAGAAAAGATCTATAATAGCTCAATGGGCCCCATATTTAAAAACATAACTCCCGTGCATGAATATAAAGCAATCAACTTTGATATTCGTGCCAACTTACTCTCTTACGAGCTGTAGTTTATGGCTTTAGCCGCTGCAGAACTCGTACCACTTTTAGGAGGAGGAGGTGAAATTATCGCCGCCGACTCGTCCGTTCCCGTTATCACCCGCGTAGGACAAGCAGCAGGAGCAGCTTTAGCAGGAGAACTCGCGTCTCACCTTTGGAATAAAACCAAGGAACACGCCTCCAACTACGCCAACAAGCAAATCAATCGTGCCTACGACAGACTTTATAACCGCAAGTTTACAAAGTCTGACTTCCCGGCACAGAAGTATTTCCCTGGCTCGACTAAGACAAAGGCCCCGACTAACATCCCGGCCATCTTACACCCCAGGAACAGCTTCAAACCCATCAACACAATGCCCAAAGGAAAGATATCAGGGGGCACTGGAGGGGGCCGCCGCAAGACCCGCGCGCGCAGGAATCGCCGCGCGCGTGGAGTCAATATGCGGCCAGGCTTTGCACCCTCCCTCACCATCAGTGAGACACCCGCGTCCACGGACGCGGTGATGCGGAATTCCACCGCAATCCATGACATCAAACCCATCAAACACAATGTTTTCGGGTATCCTGGTGTCAGGATAGTGGGCTCACAACCCTTTTCCACTTGCATAGATGCAGTGGGAACAAGTGCCTCATTGACAAATGACACTTTGGCCACCATTGTGAATTTAAACGGTGTTTATTTATCGCCAGATACCTTGAATGGCCCCATTGCTGGCCAAGCCCAATTCTACCAGCATTTTGCATTCAGGGAGGTTATATTTGAATACATTACAGTGCTTTCCTCAGGAGCAGCCGGCAGTCTGTGCATGTCATACACTACAGACTCGAACATAGTGGGATCCCCAACCTCCTACACTGATGTGCGCCAAGTTCAGCCCTCAGTCACCTTCGCCAAACGCACCATGCGCACAATCATGTCCATGGAGTATAGCGGCGGGGAGCTGTGGTGGAACAAGGTGGACGCAGGTTCGGAAGCCGGATACAGGCAAACAGTCCAAGGCCTGTTCCTGATATACCCAGATGAGGTGGGCGCAGTGGCAAGGACTAATGGATATATCAATATCCATTATATCCTTGACCTGTTTGGACCTACTGCCACGCACAATCTACTCGCACTCAATGTGAATGGTGCGGAGCGCAAATTGGTCACCTCCTATCTGAAGACCCTTCGGATGTCAGAGAAGGGGAACAAGGATGGCTACACTTTAGTAGATCATCATCTGTAATGCCCATCGCCTTTGCGATGCTATTAACACGATATAATGTGTATTGACTCAACGATGTGTCACGGCTGGGATTGCACCCAGTCATGGCGCAGGTCGTCACTGCCATTATATCTAAGAAAATAAAATAAACATAACCATAACGGGGAAAAGAAACAAAAATTAGGATTAGATTTATCGTGTGCATATTTATTTGTAATCGTATTGTACTCGTACCTGTAATAGCCGGCTAACTATTGCTAACCACACACCCATAACGAATTGGGCCCTTAGTGTGTGGAAACGTCAAATAATTTGAATGAAC